CACTACGATGCGTAATGTGTTAGCTATGTCACCTAATGAAATTAGAATTAAGGAAAATATGAATCCTTATCCAGGTGGAGATAGTTATGAATTGCCTTTAGCTTCTAATATAAAAATAGAACCTACTACAGATGCCGTACAGTAATTATCCTCAATCAGCAACTAATGCCGCAAAGAAAGCATTGCAGCATAAAGAAGATAATGGTAGCCAGTGTGGTACAAGTGTAGGCTGGACAAGGGCAAGGCAGTTAAGTGGAAGAGAGGCATTAAGTGACGATGAGGTTATAAGAACATATAGTTTTTTAAGTAGAGCCAAGGTATATGACCAAGGCAAGTATTTTGATGATAACGATAATGAAATATGCGGTTCAATCATGTATGACGCTTGGGGTGGTTCAACGATGTTGCCCTGGGCAGAAAGAACAGCTAATAAAATAATGGACGAAAGGTCAAAAGAAGAAACAATGGAAAAGAGAAGTATAAATTATGAGTTTCGCGCTATGCCAGAATCTCGCACCATCGTAGGCACTGCTACCGTGTTTAACTCTGCCTATGACATGGGCTGGTATGATGAAGAGATGAGCCAAGATGTATTTACTAACTCTGACATGACAGATGTATTAGCATTGTTTAACCATGATGCTAATATGGTTTTAGCCAGAACTAAATCCGGTACTTTAAAATTAAAGGTTACTGGTTCTGCTATGGAATATGAGTTTGAGGCACCAAACACTACTTTAGGTAATGATCTTTTAGAGATGGTTAAACGTGGTGATGTTTATCAATCATCATTTGCTTTTAGTGTAGAAACCGAAGACTGGGAGGAAAGAGCAGGTATGAAACCAAAAAGAATAATTAAAGGCATTAAGAAAGTATATGATGTTTCACCGGTAACATATCCAGCAAATCCAGACACAATGGTTGCAAAGCGCAGCTATGAGCAGATAGCAGGAAAGTTAGATGAAGAATTACAAAGCGTTATTGACATATCAGTAAAATCTGAAATTAATATACAGAACGAATTACGCAGGAATGCCCTGCACTTATTAAATTTAAAAACAAAATAATGACTGCAAAGGAATTAAGAGAAAAGCGGGCTTCCGATTACGCAATAATGGAAGACCTACAAAAAAGAGCCGCAGCCGAAGGTAGATTAATGTCTGCTGACGAATCCGCACAATGGGATAAAGCGGATGGTTCTTTTAAAAGTTATACAGACCAAATTTCACGTTTAGAAAGATGGAATGAAATCAACTCCGAGTCAAGAGGAGTTAGTGTTATTGAAGACACACTTGCTGCATTGCCAACTGACAAAAGAGAGATTGTAAAGTCTCCAGAGTACCACTCTGCATTCATGAAGGCTATTGCAAAGAGAGAGTTGAACAACACAGAGCGCGGATTACTTCGTGAAATGCGTGGTACTGCAACGATTACTACTGCGGAGAGTGGCTTGGCAGGTGGTTATGTTATTCCTTACCAATTCTCAAACGAGTTGGAAAGAACAATGGCTTACTACGGACCAATGTTACAAGTTAGCCGTATTATAACTACTCCGCAAGCAGGCACTTTGTATTGGCCAAAGGTAAACGATACAGGAACAAGTGCTAACTGGCATACAGAGGCAGCGTCAGTAACTGTTCAAGACATGACCTTTACAAGAGAAACATTTGCAGCTCACGTTTGTAACACATTGGTAAAAGTATCTGTTGAATGGGCAAATGACGAGTTTGGTCTATTGAATAGTGAATTGCCAATCATGTTAGGTGAGCGTTTAGGTAGAGCATTGAACACTGCATTTACAACTGGTGATGGTTCTGGTAAACCAACAGGATTCAGAGATGTTGCACCTTCCGGTGTAGAATCTGCAACTACTGGCGCGTTTACTGCTGGCAATTTAATTGACCTTGTTCACTCTGTGGACATTGCGTATAGAAATAGCCCATCGGCTGCGTTCATGATGCATGACCAGATTTTAAGTGCGGTTAGAAAGTTAAACTATGATACTGCAAATAATCCATTATTCCAACCATCATTGAGAGAAGGTACACCTGATAGATTATTGGGCTACAATTTCTTTGTGAACAATGATTTACCATCTGCACAGGCTGCTGATGCGAAGATTATTTTCTTTGGAGATTGGAGTAAGTATATAATCCGTGCTGTTGCAAACAATGTGCTTGTACCATTGCGTGAGCGTTTCATGGATGAGATGGAAATAGGTTTCTTAATGTATGCAAGGTATGATGGCAAATTGCTTAATACGGCTGCAATTAAGCACCTAAAGAATCTGTAATTTCATTAGGGATCTAATCTGGAGGACTTGAAATATAGTCCTCCATTTTAAAATATAATCAAATGGCTTGGAAAGTAACTACTGCACCTGTTAATGAACCTTGGACTCTTGCCGAGGTTAAAAGCTATTTAAAGATTGATGATTCTAACGAGGATTCAATGTTAAATACTTTAATAAAAGGTGCAAGGATGGTGGCAGAAAGTTATCTTAACCAAGCATTAATTACACAAACAATAACGGAGAAGTTTGATAGGTTATCTAATCCAACTATTTACCTTAGTGTATCTCCAGTTATTGCCGTTACTAATTTCCAGTATGCAGACAGCCAAAATACTACGCAAACCTTTGCAGCGACAGAATATGTCGTTGACACATTTAGTAAACCAGCACGGCTCTCTCTTGCTTACGGGAAAACATGGCCTACACTTTACGGAAATATAAATGATGTAACGATTACTTACACGGCTGGATACGACACAGAAAGTAGTGGTGTGCCATTTCAAATAAGACAAGCTATTCTTTTAATGGTAGCTGATACCTACGAGAATAGACAAGATTACGTTAGGAAATTACCTACTGCATCTCAATATTTACTTGACCAATATCGCGTTCAATATTTCTAATGAAGTATAACAAAAATGAAATTATTGGTCGAATGCGTGACAGGATAACTATCCAAAATGTCACACGTTCAAAATCAGACACAGGCTATGCTTCCGAGTCATGGGCAGATTTAACTACCGTTTGGGCGAATGCCGAAAGCAAGTTACCTCCATCCAATGAAACGGTAATAGATGGTAAGAATACTGCTAAAAATATTAGCGACTTTACTATAAGATATACGACAGGCATTGATGAAGAAAGTCGTATTATTTGGAATGAGAAGTTATATCAAGTAAGGAATATAAAGGTAAGTCACGATAGAAGATTTATAAGTTTTCAAGGTGAGTTCTACGACTCATACATACTTACCGGTGTTTCCGTTGCTGCCATTCTTACAGCCAATGCCAGTGTATCATCTAATATTAAAGTGATACACAATGTCCTTGCTGCAATGAATGCCATAGCAACGACAAACGCTGAATTAACAGTTACTCAACAAGGTCAAGTCTTGGTGGAGGCTTCTCTCTCCGCATCTGGCAATCTTTCTGCTGATGCTACAAAAGTGATACCAATTAATAGCGATGTTACGGCAAATGGCACTTTAGCTGCTGCAGTAACTAAAGCTATAAATATAGATAGTACAATAAATGCAAATGCTACTTTAGTAAGCGATGCTTTAGTGAGTAAAACTTTATTAAGTACATTAAATGCAAATGCTACGACATCGGCTGATGTTGATGTAGTAACGCAAGGCTCTGTTAGTGTAGATGCATCTTTAACAGGATTAGGCACTGTTGCTGCTGAAATTAAGCGCACAGTTACATTAGAAAGTAGTTCAAGCACAAGCGCAACGACAGAATTAAACGCTACACTTACCAAAGTAATTGAGGCAAGTGCAACGGCTACGGCTAACACACAAAGTACAGCACAGTTAACCATACCAGTAAACGCAGCTGCAAATGCTACGGCTAACACATCGGCAGATGCTACATTATCCTATACAGTCAATGCCGAGTTAAATGCAACGGCACAAACAACGCTTGACGCACAGATAACAAGGATTATCTCTGCAGAAATGACTGCAACTGCACAGACAACGGTTGAGGCAGGCATCGGTGTTACGTTTGTTTCTTCATTAATGGCTTATGGTTCTGTTACTAATGCAAGTATTTTAAGAACGGCAACTCTTGAAAGTTCTTTAACTGCCAATGGCACAACTGCTGCAACAATAACTACGGTTGACAATGTATCGGCAAGTATAACGGGAACGGCAACGGTGACGAGTGCGACGTTAGATGTAGCTGCGCCTACTGTATCGGTCGAATACCTTGTTATTGCTGGTGGTGGTTCGGGTGGTGGTGGTGGTACTGTTGCTCATGCTGGTGGTGGTGGTGGTGCTGGTGGTTATAGATGTTCAGTTGTAGGAGAAAATAGTGGTGGGAATACATCTGCTGAATCTAAATTAACATTAACAAAAGGTACAACTTATACTATTACAGTAGGTGGTGGTGGTTCTGTTCCAGCACAAAATGTAGAAGGTAATAGTGGTACTGCAAGTTCTATAAGTACATTAGTGACCACAGTTGGCGGTGGTGGTGGTGGTAAAGGTAATTCTGGAGTAGCTAAAACAGGAGGTTCTGGTGGTGGTGGTGGATTTGGCACTAATGGTGCAAATGGAACAACAAATGAAGGTAAAAAAGGAGGTAATTCTATTGATACTCTTCCTGATACTAATTATAGAAATGGAGCTGGTGGTGGTGGTGCTGGTGCTGATGCTCAAAATGTTGTTAATACTGCAAGTGTTGCAACTGCTGGAGGAGCGGGCATAAGTTCTTCAATTACTGGTTCAAGCGTACCAAGAGCTGGAGGCGGTGGCGGTGGTGCTGGAAGGATTGGTAGTAGTTCATTATCTGGCGGTGCAGGTGGAAATGGAGGCGGTGGTGCTGGTGGAGATTCATCAGGGTCGCCAACAAATGGTGGAGATGGTACTGATAATAGAGGTGCTGGTGGTGGTGGTGCTGCCAAAACAATGTCTGGTGGTAAAGGAGGTTCTGGAGTTGTAATAATATCTGCTGGTATTGCCGCAGTATCAACAACTGGTTCACCGAGTAACCCAAGTTTAGGTGTTTATATATTTAATGGCGATGGTTCAATTACATTTTAAAGAATAAATATATGGCACACTTTGCAAAACTTGATGTAAATAATTATGTAATTGGTGTTCACGTTGTTGTGAATGAGGTTATTACTATAAATGGTATTGAAAGTGAACAAGTTGGAATAGATTTTTTAACCAATTTGCACGATTATAATTTATGGAAACAAACATCTTATAACGGCAACTTTCGCAAAAACTATGCTGGCATTGGCTACTATTACGATAGCATTAGGGATGCTTTTATTCCTCCTAAACCTTTTCCCTCATGGACATTGAACGAGCAAAGTTGCCTTTGGCAATCACCTATACCATATCCAAATGATGGTAAAGAGTACACATGGAATGAGGAAACAGGCAACTGGGAAGAAATAAACCTAACACAATGAAAATAGCCATTTTTACTAACATCAACTCTCCAGCTACCGACTTTTACCGAACAGTTGGCTGCTATGCCTACATGGGGCATGATATAAGATACCTTGCCATTGAATCGGCAAAGTGGTTTGATTTAATGGATGTTGATGTTGTAGTGGCTAAATCTCCTAATGGCATGGCATACTTTGAAATGCTAAGAGAGTGCAAGAGAATGGGTAAGAAGATTATTATTGACCATGACGATAATCTACACGAAACAACAAGGACTAATCCGGCACACGCTGGACTAAGCCATGAGGCAATGCGTAAAACGGTGGAGGATTGCTTCGGCTTTGCTGACCACATTATTTATTCTACCGATGCCTTGCAAAAATACTATATGCCTTATCATGAAGGCATTGCAAGCACAGTTATAAATAATGGATGGAATCCAATTATTCAGCCATTTATGCCAGTGCCTAAGATAGAAGATAAGATAAGATTTATTTGGCGCGGTTCTATGCACCACTTGGATGACATAGGCAGTATAGCAAGTTATATAAATGAGTTATCGGAAGATGAGAGCTGTGATGTTGCCATGCTTGGCATACAGGATTTTATCATGGCTCACTTGTTTCCAAAGGTAAAAACAAAGGAATGGAATAGTTCTTTGTTTGGCTACTTTGAAACATTAAACAATAGCCAATGCCATTACGGTTTATTTCCGTTACTCAAAAACGATTTCAACTTTGCAAAGAGTAATATATTTGCCATTGAAATGTTAGTCGCTGGCGGTGTAACGATTGCACCAAAGGGAATACCAGAGTACAATATACCAGGTGTGATAAAGTATGAGGACTTTGGCGATGTTATGGAGGCAGTAAAAAACAAGGATTTTGACAGAGAGGCAATAGTGAAGGAGGGAAGGGAGTATTTGAACGATGTGCTTAGAGTGGACAAGACAAACAAAAAGAGAGAACTAATTTTAAATAATTTAAACTAATAAACTATGGCGGCTTTTTCAGATTATTTGGAAGACCAAATAACAGCATGGATTGCAGGAACAACTTTTGCAACTGCTCCAACGGCAACTTTTGTGCAGTTGTATAATGGTAATCCGACAGACACAGGCTCTGGTGGTACTCCTATTGTAATTGCAACTGCGGCAAGAACATCTATTGCGAGTGGCACAGGGTCATGGACAAGAGGTACAGGGGGAAATGGTACAATTACAAATGCATCTGCTTTTACTATTACAACAAGTGCAACAGCTACGGCATCTGCTACTTACGTTACAGTTTGGGACGCATCTGCATCTGGTAATTTACTTTTCTTTGGTCTATTAACATCTGCAAAAACTATTGCAGTAGGTGATGAGGTTAAGTTTAACTCATCTGCATTAACCTTAACAGTTGCCTAAATATTAGGAGAATGCTTAGGTGTTCTCCTAATTAATATTTTACCATGACTTACATTACGCAGAGCCAAATATCAAGGTTAAGAAGAGCAAGCGCAACAGGTGCTAAAAGAAGAGGCTTGTTTGCTAATGGTTTGGCAGAATGTGTGCTTGAATTAGATGACATCTTATCAAAGATAACAGTTGATAAAAGAATGGATGTAATCAATGCCGCAATGCCTGCTGCGATAAATATATATAAGTCGCTTATTCCTGTGTCTAAAAAAGAACACAAAATAAGTACGTTTTCTAAAGGTGTAGGTAAGGCAGATGGCAATGGTAATTATAGGTATATAGTTAAACCTGGCAATCTACAAAGGTCTGTAAAAGGATTAAGCCAATTACTAAAAAAATACAAGTGGAATAATGGAGCAATAGGGCCTCATTACATTCCACAGCCAGTAGGTTCTACTTTAAACAGTGAACAAAAATACGATGGCTTTTACGCTCACATGGTTTATGGCTCTGCCAAAGCATGGAGGCAAAAGATAGTCTTAAAAGCAAAAACTATGTCTGCATCTGTTGTTTATCCAAAGATGATAGCAGAGGCAAAGGAAGTAGTTATGATGTACCCTAAAAAGTTTTGGGAATGATAGGAAAGGTAATTTACGGAAGGTTAAGCGCAGAGCCAACAGTCATAGCGATTGTAGGGCAAAAGATTTATCCAGACTTAACTCCGCAAGACGTGCAATATCCTTTCTGTGTTTACACCATAGTTAATTCTACTCCCGTTGATTACAAGGATGGACAAAGTAACTTGGAGGAAGTGCAATTTCAAGTTGACTGCTATACGCAAAGTTACGATAGCACACAAGAGCTTGCAAACAACATAAGAAATAGCCTTGATAGGTTTACGGGAACAGTGAACGGTATAAGTGTACAAACGATAAAATATATGTCAAGCGATTCACAGGTTTACAATCCTACGCTAAATGTATATTGGATGTCAGTTGATTTTATGGCAAGAATGAAACGATAATTATGAAACTAAGATTAATAAAAACTTGGAACGGAAAGCCAGTCGGAGCAACAGGAGTTTTCCTTTCCGACTTTGGAGCTCAACTTGTTGCCGATGGCATTGCGGAGCATCTTGATGATGACTTTGTTGTAGAGCAGATGCCAGAGAAACAAGTGCAAGAGGCACCTCAACCTATTTATATTCCAGTGCCAATGCCTATGGATTATTTCCAGGATGAGAATGAATTGGAAAAAATTGATGTTAATATAGATTTGTCAAAAGCTAAAAAATAATAAAATGGCAACAACTGGAATAATTAACGGTACGTTGATGAGGTTATACAAAGATAGCACTGCTATTGGTTATGCTACATCCTGCCAAATGAACATCTCCGCAGCTATGCGTGAAATCTTAACAAAGGATTCAGCAGCTGGAGGATGGAGAGAAGTAAAGAAAGGTCAGTTATCTGGCACACTTTCCACAGAGGCATTATATGCAGGACCTGGTGACTCATCTACCAATTACTTGTTTGATGATCTCTTTACCGATTTAATTAGTGGTACTGCGCTAACTATTAAGTTTACTACTGACGTACAAGGTGACAACGTGTTTACGATGTCTGCTATCTGTACATCATTAGACCTTAATGCAGCCGTAGAAGAGAATACAAGTTACTCTGCATCCTTTGAGGTGACAGGTGCAATCGTGAAGACAACAAAAGCATAATAAAAATTACCTAACATGAAAACAATAAAAATAGCTAATGCGGACATACCAGTTAAGTTTGGTATGTTCGTGTTAGGTACATTTTTACGGGAGAGGAATCTAAAACTTAGCGACCTCTCCCAACTTGGCGAAGACCTCCTATTTGCTCTTGAACTTGCTTTTGCTGGTGTGCAGGCAGGTTACAAGGCAAAGGGAGAGAAGTGCCCATATACCTTAGAAAAGTTTTGCGACTTAGTAGATTTAGACAAGGGAGGGATAAATAGGATAACGGAGCTGATAACAAATGAGATTTCAGTGCCAGAAGATCCGGAAAGAAAAAACGAGATAGCGGAGGAGCAGAATTAACGCTTGATTATATAGAGCGTTTTTGCTTTGGAGTGTTAAGATTTTCCCCTTCGCAATACTATGAAATGACATTGAGAGAGGTTATTATAGCCATGCAAGGTTATAATAACCAATTTGAAATAGAGCAGCAATTTGAGTGGGAGAGAGCCAGGTGGCAAACAACACTTTTATTGAATGTTCATACGGCAAAAGGAAAGTCAATTAAGCCTAAAGATTTAATAGAGTTTCCTTGGGAGACAGATAACGTAAAACCAACTAAAAGAAGTTTGTCAGAAGTTGACAAGTCAATTTTTGAGAAATGGGATAAAGAGTAGATAATGGCAAATGCAGCGCAGTTAAATCTTAAACTTGGCATAGATGTTTCAAGCCTTTCCCGTGAACTTGGCAAGGTAGAAAGTAGAATGACAAAGTTTGGCTCACAGATGCAAAACATCGGCAGCACAATGACGCAGTCTATTACTTTGCCATTGCTTGGTGTCGGTGCAGCTTCATTGAAGGCATTTGCCGACATGGAGAAACTGGAGAATGGATTAATTGCCATTATGGGTAGTAGCGAAGGAGCAAAGGAAGAGTTAGATAAACTACGAAAGGTTGCTGAAAATCCTGGTCTTGCTTTGCCACAAGTTGTACAGGCTTCTGCCTCGTTGCAGAGTGTAGGAATGTCTGCCGATGCAGCAAGGGAAACAATAACACAGTTTGGTAATGCCGTAGCGAGATCGGGAGGAGGAGCAGAGCAATTTAGCGGAGTTACATTGGCTCTTAGTCAGATAAGCGCAGTAGGTAAGGTAACACAGGAGGACCTTAATCAGATAAAAGAAAGGCTGCCAGAGTTTGCGCGAGTAATGAAAGAGGAATTTGGTACAGTGACTGCAGAAGGCATAAGGGCAATAGGTGTAAGTAGTGAAGAATTTATTACGCGCTCTGTTTCTGCCTTAGCAAAGTTAGAAAGGGCGCAAGGTGGTTTAGGGAATACGTTTGATAATTTAAAAGATAATGTAACGGCATCTCTTGCAGAATTTGGCAAGGCTATTAATGAATCATTAAATCTACAAGCCGTTGCAGAAAGTTTAAGCAAATATATACAAGGTTTAGTAGATGCATTTAAATCACTTAATCCAGAGACACAAGGCTTTATCGTTAAGGCTGCTTTAGTGGCTGCATCGATTGGACCTATTATTTTTATTGTAGGTAAATTGATAAGCACATACGGTGCTTTAGCCGGAGCATCAAAATTAATAGTACAAGCAATAGGAAATATAAGTAAAGCATTTAGCTATTTAGCTGCCAATCCAATGATTTTAGTAGTTACTGCATCTATTGCTGCTATCGGTGCTATTGCCTTGTATGTTTATGATAACTGGAAGGCATTTAGTGACAATTTTAAAAACATTTGGATAAACATTAAAAACTCTGTAATGGAAGGAGTAGCTAATGTTTTAAAAAATATTGATTATCTACAGAAAGCATTAGGTTTAAAACTATTCAATCTTGATGGATTAACATCGTATCAAAAGGAGCAAAGAATAGTAGCCACAGAGTTTAAAAGTATTGGAGATACTGTTGATAGTTTAAAAGGCAAACTTGCCTCATTGTTTACCACTGGTGCAAAAGCAACTGGTGGAGGTGGTGGTATTACTGCACCAACTTTGCCGACAGAACCAAGTGTTACTAATCCTACAGGTGGCGGTGGTGGTGTATCAGCTGCAGCAAGTGAAAAAGTTGGTTTAATTGGTATGTTACCAACCTTAGATTTATTGCCAGAAAAATTAGAAAGCGTTTCGGCCGCAAATGAAAGATTAAAACAAACAAACGAAGATGTAGCTAACTCTTTTACTAAAATTACGCCTGCTATAAAATCTATTGGGGATTTATTAAGTCCATTACAAAAATCACTTGTTATGGGTATTGAGGCATTTGCAAATTTAGCAGAAAGTGGATTTAAAAGCATGAAAGAATTAGCCGCAGCAGTTAGGCAAAGCATAGCGGTTATTATTGGCGATATGATTAAGGTGTTTGTTGCTAAAGCATTAGCAGGTTTACCTCCTACACCATTTTTATTAGCTATTGCGCCTGCTATTGCAGGTTTAGCTGGTTCGTTAGGAAAAAGTCTTATAATGAAAATAGGTGCTCCAAAGTTAGCCGAAGGTGGCTTGGCATACGGGCCTACTATGGCAACGGTAGGTGATAACAGGAACGCTCGTGTAGATCCGGAAGTAATTGCACCTTTATCAAAATTAAAATCAATGATGGGAGATATGGGAGTAGGTGGTAGCCTGGAAACAAGGATAAGCGGAAATGATTTGATTATATTGTTAAACAGATCACAAAAAGGTCTTAGTAGAATACAATAATGGGAGTTAGGTATCAAACGACAGTATATAACGAAAAACGCAGAAAGATTACTGTATCAATAAAAGATAGTAATTATTCTGGTGCTGTTGGGACATTTGATACTTTATCATTAGGCTTACAATATGATAGCGAAAGCCAGCAAGGACAAGAAAGATTTACACCTATTATAGGATCTTCATTTAATTTATCTTTACTTATAAATAATAACGATTTACAAACATTACTTCTTGATATTGGATTAGCGGTTGAAGGAAGGTTTACAATAGATGTTACGGCTTATGAGGATGATAATACGACAGTATCCTTTAATTGGTATGGTTATATAGTTACAGATTTGGTGCAATTTGAGGACATCCCTTTGTCTATTGGTTATGTTGCTCAAATATCTGCTATTGATGGATTAGGATGGCTAAAAACTTTAGACTATAAAAGTGCAGTAGGGCCTTACAATGGACAAGACACAGTAGTACAACATATTTTAAACTGTCTTAATCAACTTGATTTTGTACAAAGTGAACTTGTTGCAAATAACTTACCTGTGCTGCATACGGTATTTAATTGGAATGAGAATACAACTGCTTATAGTGCTGGTAAAGATTACGCATTATTAACAGTTATACAGCATAGGGCATTTTATCATAAAGACACAAAGAATAATTATATTTATCAAAGTTGCTATGATGTCTTAAAAAAAATATGTCAAACATTTGGCGCAAGATTAATATTTTCTGGCAATCAATATTGGTTTATACAGGTAAATGAATATGCAAGGAATCCTGCAGCTCACAGATATTTTAAATACAGCGCATTAGGAGTACAGGCATCTGGTACATTTACTTTTGATTTTACCATGTCTAATATACAGACTAATTTACCAGGAAGTGATTTAATGAGATTAAGTGGAGGTAAATGGACATACTATCCTGCACTCAAAAATGTAGTTATTAGGT